GAACGACTCGCCCGTGCTTACCTGTCGCGACTTGGCCTGCATGGGGTCGTTCTGCAGCGTCCACTGACCCGTGGCCGGGTCTTGGGCGTAGATCGCCTCCATCGTGTCGTACTTGTGGGCGTCGGGCTGTTGCAGCGTCACTTGCATGCGGCCGTCGGGCAACGCGACCACGTTGCTGTACTTGCTGCGGAACGGTGTGTTCTCCAGCGCCCGTGCCGTGTCCCAGTCAAGCTGCCACCCCTGCGGGTTCGGGTCTGGCGCGAAACCAGAATCACCCTCGCCGCCGGAAGCGTAGATAGGCGCAAACCCGCCAAGCGTCCGAATCGCCGCAAAAGGGTCCGCCGCCGCAGGCGCAGCGGTCGCAACAGGCGTTACAGGTGCAGCGGTCGCAACAGGCGCAGCCGGCCGCTGCGGCCCCATACCCCCCATGTACCCCCACAAGTCTTCGATGCCTTGGTCTTCCTCCGCCGCCATCCTCAGCGGCTGCCGGCCGCGCCACATGTTCATCATCTCAGTCCCCAGAAAGCAGCGCCCAAAGCTGCGCCGCCGTGAGCGCGCCGCCGGCCACTTGCGCGGCGGTGGACGGGTCGGGTGAGTTCGTCGTCGTCGTGCTGCCCGGGTTGACGCTGCGCAGCGCGCCACTCATCACGTCAAGCTGGCGCATCGGGTAGTCGCGCTCTTCGACAAAGCGGCTGTACTCGTCGTCGAGCAGACGCTGCTCTTGCTGCTGCGCGGCGGCACCGGCACGGCCGAGTCGGTCGATGTCGGCGTAGTCGGCCTCGGCCATGGCGGGGGCCATGCCCAGGGCCTGCAGCACGCGGTTTCTGCCGGAGTTCGTCATCGCGTCCTGGCGTGCTGCAAAGCTCTCGCCGAGCTGCCGGCGCTGCGTCAGATCGGCCATCCGCATGTCGGTGGAGACGCGGCCGAGGTTGCGCTGCAGGGTGTCGGCCCCAAAGCCCGCAGCCTGCGCCACGTTGGCATTGCCGAAGCTGCCCGAGCGCGACATGGCCGTGTCGAAGGCCGGCGCCTGCACGGTGTTCCACGCGCGCACCATGTCGCCCTGCGCATCGCCGATGCTCTGCGTCAGGTACGGGTTGCCCTCGCCCAGGTACGGGTTGGCCGCCGCGCCGGGCTGCTCGCCTTGAAACTGCTGCTGCAGGGCCTGCTGCGCCGCCGGCAACAACGGGTTGCCCTGCGTTGCCCTGGCGGCCTGCGCCTGCAAGCTCTGTTGCTGCCACGGCGTGAAGCCCGCCACGCGCTCGCCGCCGTAGCCCTGGAAAGGCCTGTCGGCGGTCTGCTGCGCGCGGTTCAGGTAGCCCGCGGCGTAGGGCTGCGCCCAATCGGGCATCGTGGTCGAAGTCGTCGTCTGTGCCATGTCAGTTTCCGGTCAGGGTTCGCATTTCGCGCCAAGTGCCCGGCGTGCCGCCGGCTACGCAAATCCAGCCGATGAGCACGTAGCGCGAGCCGGCCGCGCCGAGCTCTGTCGGGTTGCTGTTGCGCACCTGGTCGCCCTGCTGCCAGCGCCCGGCCGTGGGCGCCGCGGTAGCCGCGTCGTCGATGCCCGCAAAGCGCCCGCTCGCCATCTGGTTGACCTTGATCGCCACATCGCGCAGCAGCGGCATCAACGCGCGCTGCAGATCGGTGTCGTACCTGCTCTCCGGCGTCGCCGGCAGAAGCGGGGTTTCCTTCAGCTTCATCGCCGCCCCGATGCCTTGGCTTGGACACCAAGGCCCGTGAACACACACGGCCCCGTCATCGTGAACGTGAGCCGGTGCCAGCGGGCCGACTGCCGCAAGTGGAAGGCGCCGTCGAACATCGGCGCTGTGCCGCCCGGCAACACGGGGCCGCCCGTGTTGCGGTAGGTCTGCCCCGTCACGTTGGCCGATGCGGGCGCCTGCACGAAGCGGATGCGCGCCTCGCTCACGTAGCTGCTCGATTGATCGTCGCCCATGTCGCCCGTGGTGAAGGCGCATCCCGTGCTGCCGCCCGTGTAAGTGCGCAGTTGGTTCGCCCCCTCGAACACCGCCAGCGACCGGCCGCCCTGCAGCCAGAATTGCGAGTCGAACGGGATGTTCGGCAGCGTGTCCATCGTCGCCGCCACGGTGTTCAGCGTGTCATAGGTCAAGCCCGGCTGGATGAAGTCGAGCGCCGCTTGAATGGTGCGATCCGCCCGGCCCCACCGACGGGTGCCCATGTGCACGACAAGCGTCGTGTCGGGCGTGCCGTCCGTCGTTGACGTACCCGGGAAGAAGATCCAGACGCGGTTGTTTTGCCGCTCGTACCGGACGATGGTGCGGAAGCGGAAAGCCGGCGAGGAGTTGTCGTAGAACCATTGCCGAATTTCGTCCTGGCCAAAGGGCTGCGCACGCACGCCGTCATAGACCCACAAGTTGTCGTCGCCCACGAACACGTGCAGCCCGTTGGCATCGCACACCGCATCGGGGCCGACGACGCCCTGCTCGCCGGGCACGGGCTCCCACTGCCAAACCGCCTCGCCGCCGACGTAGGTGCCCAGGAACATGGCCTTGGCTTTGTAGGCCACGGCCTGCTTGCCCAGCGCCAGCCCGGCCAGCAGATCGCCGCCGCCCTGCACCAGCCGGCCGGAGTTGGCCTGCGTGCTCAGGCTGGGCGCCCAGGTGGCGTGATTGAAGATGCCCGAGCACCACCACCTGTCGCCCTGGTCGCCAAAGCCTGCATCCGAGGTGTTCAGCGCCATGACGAAATCGCCGACGGTGAACACCACCCGGGCGATGGGGGCGCCCGCAATGTCGGCGAAGGCCCCACTCCCGTTGCTGGCCTGGATCACCTGCGCGTCGTTGGCCGCGATGCTGACGTTGCCGAACTGCGTCAGGCTCCAGCGGCTGTCAGCGCCGCCCGTGTAGGCGCCTGCACGCGACACATCCACCCAGGACGTGCCCGAGAGCTCGTACAGCCGCGCCGCAGTGCCCGCGAAGATGCGCCGCGTGCCGTTGATGAGGCTGACCACCGCGCCACCGCGGCACGGAGCGATGAGCGCGCCCACGCCCGACGGCGCCACAGACGAAGGCGCGGCTGCAAACCCATCCTCCGTGGGAACCAGGTTTGTGCACGCCGTCATCACGCCCGGCGTCGTGGGCGGCAAGTCCGGCGCCAGCCCGATGAGCGGCACCATTTTCATCAGAGCATCACCCCGGGATCGCTGGCGATGGACAGCGGACCGCTGAAGCGCGCGGCGTCGTCGGCGTTGCGAGCGGCCTCCATGGCGTCGGCCCACAGCGGGGTGGCCGTGGCCAAAAGCTCGGAGTCGCGCAGCCAAGCCGCCGCTTCGAGCACCATCGCCCACAGATACACCGACGGCAGGGTGTCAAGCACGACATTGGTGTTGGCATCGGCCACCGGCGTCGCAGGCTTCGCGTAGTACAGCAGTTCGGCCGTGATGGGGCTGGATGCACCGACGACGATGCGACCGCCGCGAATGGTGTAGTACATCACCTGGCCCGCGGCACCCTCAAGCGGAGACAGCCAGTCGGAAACCCGGAACTCCAACGGCACCTTGCGACCGCCGCGCATGACGCTGACGCGCTCCACGCCCAGCAGGTTGGCCGGCAGGGCCGCGTCAAGCGGCTGCGAGGCCACTGTCGTGAGCATGGCCGATATCCGCAGCCCCGGAATCCGGTTGGTGCCGTTGTAGATGCGCTGTTCGGCCAACTCAAGCCACGTCGTCATCAATGGCGACGACACCGTCACGTCACCGCGACTGACGTAGTCGGCAACGGCGCTTTTGAGTTGGCCCCAGTTCACAGCGAGTTGCGCCGGCTGATGATGATCACGATCCCGGCTCCGCCGCGGCCACCCTCGCCGGAGTTGCCAACCGTGTCAACCGCAGCGCCGCCGCCACCGCCGCCAGACCCCCGGCCGCCTCGACCGCCTTCGCCCGCGCCGCCCGTGACAGACGAGCCGCCGCCGCTGCCGCCGTTGCCGGGGATGCCGGAGACTTCGCGCACGGACACACCGTTGACGCCCGCCGTGCTGACAGCGCCGCCCGTCGACGCCGCCGTCGGCGTCATGATTTGCGCACCGCCGGCACCGCCGGCAAATGCGGCATTGGCTGCGCTGATGCCGCCGCCGCCGCCCCCGGCCGCACCCGCCGTGGCGCCGCTGCTACCGGCCGCCCCCGCAGCGCCCAAGCCACCCGCAGCGCCAGCAACGCCCAGAAACTGCCCGCGCGATGGCGCGGCGCCGGCCGTTCCACCCGCGGCAGTGCCACCGCCGCCGCCGCCACCACCGAAGGCGACGAGATACGAGCCGAATGACGAAGTCCCGCCAGCGGTGCCCGGGTTGCCGTTGGCGCTGTCCGCAATTTGCGCAGCGCCACCAACGCCACCCGCGCCGACAATCACCGTCTCCGTTGCCAGCAGCAGAGACTCCGGGATAACGGCCGTTGTGCGCGATCCGCCCGCGCCGCCACCACCGCCGCCCCAGGCCGTGCCCGGCGCACCCTTGCGGCCAGAACCGCCACCGCCGCCACCGCCCAGCAGGATGATCTCGCAGTCGGTCGCCCACTGCGGCGGCGACCATTGGTAGGTGCCGGGCAGCGCGAACACATCGAGCCGCGGGATGCTTCCAAAGATGGTCTGAATCTCGTAGTAGAGCTCGCGGTCGAGCGAAATGATGCTCAAGTCAGCGACGGCCGAGACCAACTGCGAAAAGCGCGCCGGCCCTTCATAGATCGCCGTCCCGACAGGCGCTTCGATGCGGACGTTGCCCGGGCCTTGAACCAGCACAAAGCTGGGCTGAGTCAGCGTCTCTGTCGCTGTGTTGAGCGCGTCGATGAGCGGCATTTCAAGACTCCTCCAGCGGCGTCACGTTGACGACTGCCGCAGTACCGTTGTCAATGGCTGACCAGTGCGTGCGCGTGCCGACGTTCAAGATTTCAGGCTGGGTCGCATGCACCATCATGTCGGTAGTGGCTGCGGCAACGCCGGCCACGCCCAGGCGCACGTAGACCGTGCCGGTTGTCGCAAATCG